AGCAGGTCCATATCGCTCCGGTACTCCGCCCGCGACGCCGCGACGGTGCCCGGCGGGCACAGTCCCACGCGCCGATATTCCATCGCGCCGCGCACCAGCCACGCCAGGATCCCGGGCGCCTCTTCGCGAAGCCGCTGCGGGCGCGACACGTCCTTGCGCGGGTCGTTCTCGAACGAGTGGACGAACGGGATGGGGAGCAGCCGCCGCCAGATCCCGACGTCATCGCCGCGCACGATGGGCTTGTGGTTCGTCGAGACGAAGGCCGTCCAAGTGGGCACCAGCTGCACAATCGTGGACGAGTACAGCGCTCGAGCCGGGAGCACGTCGCCGCCGGCCATGGCCTTGATCACGTCCTCGCGCAGTTCCGCGCCGGCTTTGGGCTCCGACACCAGCACGAAGCGGGCGCCGGCCAGCGCGAGGATATCCGGCCTGGCGGAGCCGCCCCCGCCGCCGTGCTCCACGTCGCGCAGGAACACCGACGCGTGCGCCGTGGCGGCGTGGTCGCCGAGGGCGGCCTGCACGGCGTTGAAAATCGTGCTCTTGCCGTTCCCGCCGCCGCCGTGCGGCAGCACCAGCAGATGCTCGCGCGGGTCGCCCGTGATGGCGTACCCGAGCAGGCGCTGGAAGAAGCCCACCAGCTCGGCGTCGTGCTCGAACGCATCGCGCACGGTCGCCTCGAATAGCGGGCACTCGGCGCCCTCCTGGTACGCCACGGCCGCCAACTTGGTAACCCTGCGCGACCTGTCCGGTGGCAGGAGCCCGCCGGTCCACAAATCCACCACGCCGTTCTGCACGCCGAGATACCGCACGTCCGAATCAAGCTCGGCGGCACGGACCCAGAGCGACTCGTCGAGCGAAGCGATGCTGACCATGTGGTCGTACATGGTCCAGCGTTGGGAGCCCGCGCACCACTTCATATGGTCAGCCTTTTCCCGGTCGGTGACGCAGAGCGCGAGGTCGTCGCGCATGTCCTCGACGATGCGCTTGGCCAGGTGGCGCACTTCGGTCAGGGACACCGCGCGCCAATGCCGGCCCGACCAGCGGTACCACTGGCCGAAGTCGGCGCACCAGAGCAGGTCGCGCCCGTAGGCGTCGACCAGGCGGGCCGCGTTGCCCGCCTCCGTGCGCGGGTAGGCGCCACTCCCAGCCCCTACCCCGCTACCCTCACCGGGCCCGTCCTCATCGGACGCAGCCACGGGGCGGAGAGACGCCTTCGCTGCGGCGATCAGCGTGCGGAGCGTCACGCCACGCTGCCCCGCCGCCAGGCTGCGCGTGAAGCCGTCCCAGCGTCGCGCCAAGTCCTCCGTGCCGGCGTAGTTCGGCGCGGTCGAGCTCCACTCGTCCCACAAATCCAGCCACGCCATATCCCAGTCCGCCGGATCGGCCGCGCTAGCGCCACCCGCCCACCATTCGTGGTGGAGCGCCATCCCGGCTTTGAGCCAATCGTCGTAGTCCTCGGGCCGCAGCCCCGAACTCCCCAACAACTGCCGCGCCTCGGCGATTGACAGCCCGGTGGCGGGGGCGTAGTTTTGCAGCGGGTCGCGGTGGCTTCCCCCCACTGCGCCCCCGTTGTGCGTTCCTCCTCCGTCGTCTCCGTTCGCGCCATCCACGGACCGAGACCCTGGTGGCGCGTCGGGCGAAGCGGCCGATCCAAGGCGGCTCGCCAACCCCCGACGCGCCGCCTCCTTTGAGCAAGTCTCCAGCCAGCCCAGCACGCTCCGCGCGTCGCCGCCGTCCTCTGCCCACGGCACCAGCGGCACGTCGGCCGGCGCCCACTCGAGCAGCCCGCCGAGCACGTCGGTCCAGGCGTAGGGCGCCCCCGTGGTGGGATGCGTGCCGTACACGACGCATTGCTGCCCCGTGCCCAGCACCTCGAGCGGTCCGCGTTTGAGCTTGTGGCGCTCAGCCCCGACGCGGACCAGCAGAATGCGCCGCGGCGCGGCGCCGAGTCGGACCGGCAGGAAGCCCCACATCGCCACGGCCAGGTCCTCGCACCACTGCGCGAAATCGGCGTCCTCCGAGTCGATGTCGAGCGCGACGAGGTACCAGGGCGCCACGCCCAGTACCAGGCCGACGTTCGCGTCGTGGTAGCGCTGGAAGAAAACGGAATCGAGAGATCCTTTCTTTTGCCAGCCGTTCAGGAAAGGCGCCTTTCCCCGCGTCGGGGTGACGGTGTAGCCGAGCGCCTGGAGCGCTGCGCCGTGAGTGCCGAAGGTCATGGTGCCGCCTCTGGCCCCTGCACCTCGGCCCAGTGCGTGACGTTGGCGAGCGTGACGGCGACGCCAAACACGACGTAAACCGCGTCGCTGTCTGCCACGGCCCACCAAACGCCCCCGCACGTAGGGTCCCATTCCGCGGTACTGGCCGAGCCATTCCACACCAGCACAGTGACGCCGGTTGGCGGCATCCGGTCGTCCACGGAGATCCAGTTGATGGCCATCACGCTTCCCCCTCCGTCTCGAGTTCGATGAGCTTCTCGATGTAGTGCCGGGCTTTGCGCAGGTCATCCACACCGTCTTTCTCGCCTTTCTGCCGCCAGCGGGACAGGTACTTGATGGCGCACCCTTCCAGGTAGCCGATGCCGTTCCGCGCGATGAAGTCCCACGGCTGCACCACCTGGTCGCGGTAGTGCGAGCCGCCGACCTGCTGCGCGTTGGCGCCTTCGGGCTTTTCATGCAGCGCGAGAACAGCGGCTTCAGCTTTGCGCTCTGCCTCCGCATATTCGCACTGCGGGCACACCTTGGCGCCAGTGACTATTCCGTGCTTGGTGCAATAATGGCCCATCACCCTTCCCCCTTCACGCGTTGCGCGCGTTTGATTGCGTCCTGGTAGTACCTGCACCCCGCGCACGTCACGGACAGCTCACCGCGGCGCAGCGCACCGGCCGTGGCCGCCTCGATCCGCCCGGCGCGCCCGGGGCCGACGTCCCGCACGCCGCCAGCGATGTGCGCAAGAGAGACGTAGCTTGACTTCGCGGCGCGTGCGAGCGCAACCTTTTCTTCCGGCGACGCCTTGGCCCACCAACGTGCAAAGAATTTCAGTTTCATGCTTGACTTCGCCTTATATCGTCTGGTATAAAGCTATCAGTTAAACGCGGAGAGCGTCAAGTGAAGTTCCAATTCCTGATCGAGATTGACCTGAAAACGACGTGCCACGGGCGCGACAAGAATTGCGACGCGGAAGTGCTGAGCGAGCGCGAAGCGTCGACGGTGCTCTGCAAGATGCTGGGCCGCGTTCTGGAAGCCTACGCGCACGCGAGCGACCTTCTCGCCCCGACGCACATGTTCACAACGCAGAACATCACGAAAGTGAGGGTGTTTCGCGCCGAGGTGAATACGCCACACGATCACATTCACTGACCAACAACCGGAGAGCAACGAGCAATGAGCATCGAGAAAGACATCAAAGAACTGACCGCGGCCATCCTCACGCTGGCGAGCGCGGTGCGCGAAGCCGCAGCGAACAGCGTAACGATGCCCGGTACGCCCGCGCCGGAGAGCGTGCGCGAGCCCGAAGCGCCCAAGCCCCTGACCTTCGAGGATGTGAAGGCGGCGTTCCTGGGCATCGCGAAGGCGGTGGGCGATCCCGTGAAGGGCGCCGAGCGCAGTCGCGCCGTGCTCGCGCAGTACGGCGCCGCGAAGATGAAGGACGTCGAAGAGGCGAAGTGGCCGGCGTTCGTCGAGGACTGCCGCGCGGCGGCGGGGGTGGTGTGATGGTCATCGTAGTGCAGATGACGGGCGAGGAAGTACGGCAAGCGCTGTTCGACTATGTTCTCGAGCATCTGGAGATGTCGCGCGCTTGCTTTGATATGGATAAATCATCGGTCGAGACCACCGATTACAGGGAAATCCGTGACGACAACGGCTCTGTTGCGGTGACGTTGGCCCCCTTGGAGATTGGGGCATGAATGATGGTCTTGCTTTTGTCGTGTCGGTGCTCTGCCTTGGCACAGTATTTGGCGCACCAGCATTTCTCGTTGGAAACCTATCGGCCGACAAGCCAGTCAGCGCCGCGCACTGGGCGAAGGCTGAAGCGCTTTGCGCTATCAACGAGGGGGTGGCGACGGTATCCGC